ATGCTTTTATCCCACCTAAGCCCTATCCATCGTGGGTGCTGAATGAAGATACATGCCTCTGGAATGCGCCTGTGCCTATGCCGACAGACGGTAGGTATCAGTGGGATGAAGCAACGACAAGCTGGGTAGAAATATCTTAACAAAACCATTAAAATATGCTTGACAACATAATAAAAATGTGGTAAAATAACAACAATGGATCAATTTAAACTTACTAAGTATTACGAAGAACGATTTGATCTAATGAGTCATCCAGGGTGGAAAACACTTCTGGAAGACGCTAAAGAGTACAGAAACGCAGTAGCAGACATAACCACTATCAGTAGTGGCGAAGAGTTACAAGAGCGTAAAGGTCAACTGAAAGCATTAGATTGGCTCCTGACAATGAAAGAAGTCTGGGAAAAAGCCTATGAGGATGTAGTCAATGAAATTAATGAATGATTTTGAATGTGAGAATGGTCACATAAGCGAACAATTTGTTGATCATTCAATCAATAGTGTGCAATGCCCACACTGTGATTTACTAGCAACAAGAAAGTTAGCAGCTCCTCGGAGTAAATTGGAAGGTATTACTGGTGCTTTCCCAACTGCTAGTGATCGATGGGCTAAGGTTCACGAACAGGCAAATAGAGTAGCACAGACTAAGTCCTTTTATGAAGGGTAGCTTAGATTCCTTTTTAATTCCTAACAATTGGGTTATCCCGACTAGGAGAGCAGATGGCTGAATTTGTAGAATCTCAAGATGATGATATCGTAGGTGATGAATTTCAAGCTGTAGAAGCTAAAGCAGAAGCAGCACCAACTAAAGAAGAACCAGCGATCCCTGAGAAGTATAAGGGTAAATCGATGGATGACATTATTAGGATGCACCAAGAAGCTGAAAAGCTAATTGGTCGTCAAGCACAGGAAGTTGGTGAAGTTCGCAAACTTGCTGATGAACTTATTAAGAGGCAAATCTCACCGCAGGTAGAGCCTGCTAAAGCTATCGAAGATGATACTGACTTTTTTGCCGATCCTGTTAAGGCAGTTAATAAAGCTGTTGAATCTCACCCAGCAGTGCTACAAGCTCAACAAGCAGCAGCACAAATGGCTAGGATGCAAACCGCAAACAGGCTAGCTCAATCACACCCTGATTATACTCAAGTCATTACTGATCCTGAGTTTGCTTCGTGGGTAAATGAGTCACCTATACGTCAGAGACTATACGCAGCAGCGGACAGACAATTTGATTTTGATTCAGCTAATGAGTTGTTAGCTAACTTTAAAGCATTAAAGAAAGCTAAACAGGAAACTGTTCAACAAGCAGCACAGCAGCTACAGGATCAACGTAATCAAACATTGAAAGCAGCTACTGTAGCAGTTGATGGTGCTACTGGTGAGACGAGCAAGAAAATTTATCGTCGAGCAGATCTTATTCGACTACAACTTACTGACCCTGAACGATATATGGCTAATCAAGATGACATCATGTTAGCTTATAACGAAGGTAGGGTTAGATAACCTAACTTTAAGGAAATTAAAATGGCTTCAGCAGCTTATCCTGGTGGAAGTGGTTCCATCGTAAACAAGACCAATGCAGATAAATTTATCCCTTAAATATCTCGGGGATAATACCGACCGTTAAATAGGAGATTTGGTCGGACGAGATTTAAAAGTGATAGATCTCGTAAAATTAGGTGAATTGCTGGAAACTTCTAAAGTCTCACAGTGCTTATTAGGCGACAATCTGGAGAATGAACAATGGACAATCAGCAGCCAAGTATTTCTGCGTTTGAGTTTGGGTGGTTTTGTGGTATCATTGATGGTGAAGGTTGTATAGGATTGTGGAGTCGTGATGGTGATCGAAAAAACGAATACAAACCAGGACTAAGAGTAGCTAACACAAGTCAACCAATCATTAAAGCATTCTGTAGTGTTTTAGACAGATTAGAAGTAAGTTACCACATAACACATTACAAACCTCGTAAAGAAACTCAAAAAGAATACTGGAATATTAGTATAGAGGGTTTCAAACGACTAACTAAGCTATTACCTGTAATTAAAGATTGTTTAGTTGAGAAGAAAGAACAAGCTAACTTAGTGTGGGAATGGGTGCAATCCAGAGACAATAAGTGGCATAGGTCTGAATACTCAGCCAGAGAATTAGAGATACCTAAACTTGTATCTGCTTTAAATCACAGGGGCTTGCAGAAATAAAGGTTCAACGACTATCCGCAAGGAGTAGGAACTAAGTAGTTCCGAAGCGCCTAACCTGTAGTAATACAGTGATGATATAGTCTGAACTTTAGGGAAACCTAAAGAGAACATATGGAAACGGTATGTTCGTAACATAGTTGATCGCTTCCTACAAGAAATCACTTGTTATGGCGAACCTCGTCAACAAGATGACGATGCGTGGTAAGAAAGGTGATACGCTTCATATTCCTAGCCCCACTCGTGGTGCAGCATTCGCTAAAGCAGCTAACACCGCTGTTACAATTCAGGCGAACGTTGAGTCTGAAGTGCAGGTTAGCATTAACAAGCACTATGAATACTCACGCTTGATTGAGGACATCGTTGAGGTTCAAGCACTAGCTTCGCTTCGTCGTTTCTACACTGAAGATGCTGGTTATGCGTTGGCTACTCAGGTTGACTCTGATCTGATCCAGATCGGTCGTCTCTTCAATGGCTCTCACGCTGCTGGCGCTACTGGCGACTACAGTGTTGCTGGTACAACCACTGCCTATATCGGTGGTGATGGTACTACAGCTTTCGTTGGCGGTGCTGGTGCTGGTAACGCAACTGCATTGACCGATGCTGCTATTCGTCGTACGATCCAGCGCCTTGATGATGCTAACGTACCTCAAGATGGTCGTTATTTGGTTATTCCTCCTGTTGCTCGTAATACCCTCATGGGTCTTGCTCGTTTCACCGAACAAGCCTTTGTTGGTGAGCAAGGCGGTAACAACACCATCCGTAACGGTCAGATCGGTGATGTGTACGGTGTTAAAGTGTTTGTTAGCAGCAATGCTGACACTGCTTATGCTTCGTCCGGTACTGCTCCTCGTGCTTGCTTGATGTTCCACAAGGATGCAATGGTCCTTGCAGAGCAGATGGCTGTTCGCTCACAGGCTCAGTACAAGCAAGAGTACCTTGCTACGCTATACACTGCTGACACGCTGTACGGTGTTGCAGAGCTTCGTAATGATGCTGGTATTGCGCTTATCATCCCTAGCTAATAAAAGCTAAAGAGGGGCTGCTTCGGCAGCTTCTCTTTTATATAGAGGTTACTATGGTCACTTTTAGATGTAGATGGTCAAACAATTTAATGAATGTTGAGTATGAGTACGACATTGAACAAATGCGTAAGCATCCTGACTACGAAGAAGTTAAAGAACAAGTAAAAGAAGAATCAAAAGAAAAGGTCACGAAGAAGCACTCTAAAGAGGATTAATCGTGTCAAACTATACAAAGACCACTAACTTTGCTGCTAAGGATTCTCTACCTTCTGGTAATCCAGCTAAGATTGTCAAAGGTACGGAGATCAACACAGAGTTTGATAACATTGCAGTTGCAATAGCAACTAAGCCAGAAACAGGTGTTGCTAATACTTTTACAGATCTACAGACCTTTAGTGGTTCTTCAAGTGTAGCTGCTATTGCCTTCCCTAATGCAAAAGAAGTGGTCACTGTTTCTGCAACAGCGGCTACAGGAACAATCAACTACGATGTAACAACACAGTCTGTGTTGTATTACACATCTAACGCATCAGCTAACTGGACTCTTAATGTCCGTGGCTCTTCAGGCACATCCCTAAATACCTTACTATCTACCGGACAATCCGTTACCATTGCTTTCTTGGTGACTAACGGTGCTACAGCTTATTACCAAACAGGGTTTCAAGTAGATGGTAGCTCTGTAACACCTAAGTGGCAGGGCGGTACTGCACCTTCAGGTGGTAATGCAAGTTCTGTTGATGTTTACACGTTTACAGTCATCAAAACAGCATCAGCAACATTCACTGTGCTTGGTTCTTTAACACGCTTTGCGTAGGGTTTATATGCCTATAATCAGCACAATAGGTTCTTCTTCTTCAACAGGTTTTGGTTTATTTCGAGGAAGACCATTAATAACCTATACTTTTCCTTCTGGAACATCTACTTTTACTGTTCCTGTGAATGTAACAACTATTCGTACAGCAATCGGGAAAGGTGCTGACGGAACACCTGTAGTTTGGACCGCAGCTAGTAATGCAGCCCCTGCCTACGCAATAGGGTATGCTAGCGGAAGTGGTGGTAGTGTTTCTATAACATGGGGTGATCTTTATAGTCAAATTCAAAGCCATCAGTCTACAGTTAATGCTGGCGGAAGCGGAGAACGATCTCTTTATATACCAACATATTTATTTCAAATATTTGTAACAGGTTCTTCGACAAACTTAGGTATAGTAACTACATTTTCAAATTATGAGACAATACGAGGAACTGCTAGTATAGTAAGCGAAAATAGCCCACCTTCGTCTGGTACTATAACATATGCACAAGTGCTTAATAATTCTAGAGGTTACGGTTTAAGCGGATTAGAAGTTAAAACGGGCGGAACAACAGGGGCAAATACAACAGGATTTGGTTTAACTTTTCCTGGCGGGGTTCAAACAGCAGCAACAACTACTACGTTTTCTAATGTTAGTGTAACACCAGGAACTACATACACGATAGTAAATAATGGTTCGTTAACCATTACCTATTAACAGGAAAGACTATGTACGCAAAAGTAAAAAACAACGAGCTTGTTAAGTTTCCTTACTTATTTGAAGAACTACAAGCTGACAACCCATACACAAACTATGGGAATAACATAGACTTTGTTGCTATCTTTCCACACACTGACGAAGCAGTAAAACATGGATATGAACTTGTAGTTGTACAAGATGATCCAGTACCCGACTACAACGGTAGCACACATCGTGTTGAGTTATCAGCGCCTACGTTTACTAACGGTAAATGGGTTAGGGTGTGGTCTGTTGTTGCTAAAACAGAACAAGAGCTGGCTAACGAAACTGAGGATAGAGCAAACACTGTTCGCCAACAAAGAAATAAACTTTTATCAGAATCTGATTGGACACAAGTAGCTGACGCTCCCGTTGATAAAAATGTATGGTCTACTTATAGACAGTTACTAAGGGAAATACCAAAGCAACCTGGGTTTCCTTTTTCTGTTCAGTGGCCTATAGAGCCTTGAGTAAATCATGGCTCTACAAGCTGATGAGCAAGTTAAGCAACTAGGTGATGCTATATCAATCCTTACAGTTGTAGGGACATTAGCAGAACTTCTACCGGCCATAGCAGCAGTGTTAACGATTATGTGGACTGCTATACGTATATGGGAAACAGATACAGTGCAATGTATGTTTAGACGTAACAAGGGGAATAAAAATGCCAATGGTAGCGAATAAGAAGTTTCCTTATACAGCTAAAGGTAAGAAAGAAGCTGAAGAGTATGCATCAAAGAAAGCAAAGAAGATGCATGAAAAGAAAGAGTCTAAGTCTATGAAGGCCAAAGAACGTAAGATGGGTTATCCATCATGAAGCAGAAACCAGCTAAAGTACGTAAAGTTATGAAGGAGTACAAAGAAGGTACACTTCATAGTGGTAAAGGTGGTCCTGTAGTTAAGTCTCGTAAACAAGCAGTTGCTATTGCTTTGTCTGAAGCTGGTATGTCTAAGCCTAAGAAGAAGAAATGAAAAAAGATTCAAGGCTGGAAAGAGCAGGAGTCTCTGGATATAATCAACCTAAAAGAACACCAGGACATCCTACCAAATCTCACATTGTTGTAGCAAAGGACGGTGATCAAGTTAAGACGATTAGGTTCGGTCAACAAGGTGTTAAAGGTTCTCCTGAAGGATCTGCAAGGAACAAAGCCTTTAAAGCTCGCCACGCAAAAAACATTGCTAAAGGTAAGATGTCAGCGGCCTTCTGGGCTGATAAAATTAAATGGTGATCTAAATGGCTACATTCTTAGATTGTGTAAATGGTGTTCTTAGACGGATAAGAGAGACTGAAGCAGTTTCAGTAACTGATACAGCATACGTTAAACTTGTCAGTGACTTTGTTAACGAAGCTAAAAGAGAAGTTGAAGATGCTTGGAGCTGGTCTGTTCTTAGAACAACTAAGACAATCTCTACAGTCAGTGGCACACAGAATTACGAGATACCAGGAACAAACCCTAGATCAAGATTGTTAGTTGTTTATGTTCCTTCACTGAAAAGAGATCTTTATCAAGCATCACAATCACAGATGCATGAGTGGACTAACCTACAAGGAACAACAAACGGATATCCTCAATACTTCTCTATTGGAAATAGCACAGCATCTACAGGTGTATTGACTATTGATCTATGGCCTGTACCTACATCAGTATTGTCCGTTAAGGTAGATTGTGTTGTCCCACAAGCAGATTTAGTTAACTCAACAGATACACTCTATGTACCATCAGAATTAGTTATTCAAGGTGCTTACTTACGTGCTATCAATGAGCGTGGTGAGGATGGTGGTCGATTAAGTGATCAGCAAGCAGATCTATACAGAAAAGCATTAGCAAGCTACATAGCCATTGAAGCAGTAAGATACGATGATGAAACTACTTGGGAGGCTGTGTAATGGCCTCAGAACTGTTGTCAGTAAGTATCGTAGCTCCTGGCTTTGCTGGTCTTAATACACAAGATTCTTCCATAGCACTTACAAAAGACTACGCTTTAAGAGCTGACAACGCTGTTATTGATCAGTTTGGTCGTATAGCAGCTAGACAAGGTTGGGTTAAAGTCAACACAACATCAGGCTTTGCTGGTACAGAGCCTACGCTTATCCATGAAGTTATTAAGATAGATGGCACAACACAGTTAGTATCCATTGGTGATAAGAAGATATTCACCGGAACAACAACACTTACTCAAGTTTACGCTGATGCTACATGGACCGCTAGTAACTGGAAAGCAGTTAACTTCAACGGACATACGTACTTCTTTCAACGTGCTCATGATCCTTTAGTGTATGACCATGCATCAAATACTTGGACAAAGGTATCAGCACATCCTAACTACTCAGGAACAGTACCATTAGGTAATGAAGTATTAGCTGCTTATGGTCGCTTATGGGTTGCTGATACAACCGCCAATAAAACAACAGTTACTTGGTCGGATACCTTAAGTGGTGCTAAGTGGTCTGGTGGTGCTGCTGGTTCTGTTAACATAGAAAACATCTTAACAAACGGTACTGATAGTATTGTTGCTTTAGCAGCCTTTAACGGTTACTTAATCATTTTCTGTAAAACAACTATCGTTATCTACTCAGGTGCTGATGTAGACCCTGCTGCTGATCTTAAGTTAGTTGAGGTTATTGATGGCGTAGGCTGTATTGCCAGAGACTCAGTACAAGATGTCGGTACGGATATGTTCTTCTTGTCTGATTCAGGTGTTAAGAGTCTTGCTAGAGTTATTCAAGAAAAGTCAAACCCTATCATTGACATATCTAGAAATGTTAGGGATGATTTAATTTTAGCTATAGCGGGTAACAACGACAATAGCCTTATAAAGGCAGTATACTCACAGAAACAAGGTTTCTATCTACTATCTTTTCCATCATTAGGACTACTGTATTGTTTTGACTTAAAGACAAGGCTACAGGATGGTGTTTGTAAAGCAACTTTATGGACATTAACACCTAAAGCTTTTTGTTCGTCTGTATCAAGATCATTGTACTTTAGTCGTCCTGGGTACATTGCTGAATACTCTGGTTATTCAGACAACGAATCCTCTTATCGTTTTGTTTACTATAGTTCTTACTTAGATGCTGCTAACGCATCATTGTTGAAGATACTTAAGAAAATTACATTGTCAGTTATTGGTGCTGGTGGAACCCCTGTATTCTTAAAATGGGGTGTAGACTATACACAGAACTATCAAAGTACCTTACTACCTGAACTTAGTTTATCATCTCGGTCAGAATACAACGTGGCTCAGTACAACATAAGCGAATACAACAGTTCGAACACATCAACTAACTTTATACGATCAAACATAGGCGGTAGTGGTAAGGTGTTTCAGATTGGTATTGAAGCTGACATACTTAATGACTTGTTGTCAGTACAACAAATGGATATTTACTTCAAAACTGGTAGAACAGCCTAAGGATAACGGAGTTTAATACAATGTTTACAGAAGCACAAATAATGGCTATGCTTCCTCCTAACTGGTCTCAGTTGGGCGCTAGTGCTAAGGTGCAGTTTTTCAAAGACAAGGGAGTATCTGTAGATAATTTACTCCAGGCTGGTATGATTAGTCAGGCTGATGCTCCTTGGTTTATTAGTCAGGGCCTTACAGCCAGCCCTTCTTTAATGACTGTTGCTAATGTACCAGAGCAAGCCTTAAACACAATTAGATCAGCAATCCTCAACAATGATACTAAAAGTGGTCAATCTGTAGCTGCTTTAGCACAACAGTATGGGTTGTCAGAAAAAGATCTAGCATCAGTTGCTAACATCCCTGTTAACGAGCTAAATCAATACTTTAGAGATGCTGGTATTCCTTTAGGAACAATGCTAACAGGTACTGTACAAAGAACATTTGGTACTGAAGGTAACATAAGACAGCTAGACAAAGGTGAGGATGTAGGCACAGAACAAGTTATAGGTACGCAAGACGGTAAACTACTGGTTCAGCAATATGATGCTTACGGACAGCCAACAGGTACTCGTTTGTCTGATCCTAACCCATCAGACGCACAAGGGTGGCTACAGGCTCTAGGTGTTGTTGGTAGTGCTATCGGAGCAGGAAACCTTGTTGACTCATTGTTCGGTGGTGCAGGCGCAGGATCAAGTTTAGCTGTTGCAGGTGTTGAAGGTGCTGCGTCCCAAGCAGCAACTACTGCCTATACCAACGCATTAGCAGCCACAGGAAGCTCTGAACTGGCTTCTATTGCTGCTGATGTTGCATCAGGTAACGTAGCTGCTGGTCTACCTGTAGCTGAAGCTGTTACTGCTGGTTTAGCTTCTGCTACTGATGCTGCTGCCACAGGTGCTGTATCTTCTACAGGAAATATTGTGGGTGGTGGTAATGTTGTTAGCGCTGGTGTTACACCACAAGGCCTAGCAACAACACCAGGAGGCTTGCTTAGTAATCCTAGCCTTGCTGTTGGTGGTGTTGAGGGTGCTGCATCACAGGCTGCTACAACAGTACAACAAGCAGTAACTAATGCAGGGGGAAGTCAAGCAGCAGCTAACGTAGCTTCTAATGCGGCTATACAAGCAACACTAACAGGTGCTGATGTAACCAATGCTGTAGCACAGGCTCTACAATCATCAGGGTTTTCTGAACTAGCTCCTTCAGTTGTTAATTCAATGTCGTCTGTTGGAACTGGTATTGGTAACATTGGTACTAACCTAGGTACTGGTTTGGGTAACATTGGTACTAACCTAGGTCAAGGTTTAGGTACTGGCTTAAGTGAAATTGGTACTAATTTAGGAACTGGAATAGGTAATTTAGGTACTAACCTAGGTACTGGCTTAGGTGAAATAGGTACTAACCTAGGTCAAGGTTTAGGAACTGGTTTAGGTGAAATAGGTACTAATTTAGGAACTGGGATAGGTAATATTGGAACTGGATTAGGTAATATTGGTACTAGTTTAGGCACAGGTCTAAGCGAAATAGGTAGTAATCTTGGTACGGGTATAGGTAATCTAGGCACAGGATTAGGAAATATTGGTACTAGTTTAGGCACAGGATTAGGTTCAATAGGAACTGCTTTAGGAACTGGACTAGGTGGTTTAGGTACAGGTATTGCTCAAGGATTAGGTCAAGGACTTGGTAATATAGCTTCTTCTCTCTTTAGTGGTATTACTAATGCTGTGTCTAGTGTTGCTAACACAGATGCCCAGAATGTCTTAGGTAATCTTATCAGTTCTGGTGCTAACCTAGCAATGGTTAACGATGCTGCTCAGAAGCTTCGTGACCAAGGAAAGCTAACACAAACTGAATACGCTAACTTAGCTACTAACATTGGTGGTAAGTATGATGCTTTAGGTAAACAAGCATCAGAGATGATTGGTAACTTTACACCTTACGGTGTTACTAATTCCTTGTTTGGTACTTCTTACGATCCTAAGACAGGTGCTGTTAATACAGCATTGACTGAGGATGCTCGTCAGATGTATAATCCGTTTGCTCAAGCAGCTATGCAGTCTGCACAGGCTGCGAACATGACTAACGTAGACCAGCTTAGTCAGGATTACTACAACAAGTTATCTGCGTTGTCTGCTCCAGAGACTGAACGTCAGCGATTAGCCACAGAGGCTAGGTTACGTGCTCAAGGTAGATTGGGTGTAAGTGGGTCTGCTTATGGTGGTTCTTCACCAGAATTGTTAGCTCAAGAACAAGCTATAGCTCAACAACAGCTACAACGTGAACTACAGTCTAGGCAGGCTGCTTTAGGAGAACGTGGTACGTTAATCAATCAGGGTGTTGCTGCTTTGAGTCCTTTAGAAAGGCTAACACAACAACAGTTAGCACAAGCTCAGTTATCAGGTAATTTAGGACAACAACAGATGGCTGGCAACATAGCTAGGACACAAGCTTTCTTACAGCCATCAATGGCAGGTCTTGCACAGCAAGCTAATTTACAAAGCATGGGATTAGCAGGTAACTTACAAGCCCAACAAGAAGCCTTGGCTGGTCTGTTAAGTTCTAGACAGAATGTAGCTAATCAAGTGCTAGGAACAAGTGGTACAACAAGGTCTGGTGGTTTGTTAGGCGGTTTATTAGGTAATGTTTTAAACCCCAATGCTGCTGGTAACCTAAATACTACTGGCTTCGGTACTGGAATAGGTTACGGTCAACAAGATATTGGTTTGTTTATCTAAGGAACAATAATGGCACAGCAACAAAGTCTATTTGGTCCCAGCATCTATGATATTCAACAACAACAGATGCAGCAGGATCAAGCTAATGCACTAGCACAGGCTAGGTTAACACCTTACCAGAGTATAAGAGCTGGTATGGGTATGGCTGGTACACAAGCAGGTAGATCTATTGCAGGATTGTTCGGTGTGGAAGACCCACAACTAAAACAAGCTTCTGCAAGAGAAGAGTTAAAAAGAGCAGTTAACAGTCAGTGGGATGGACAAGACCCTGTAGAAGCTTATAGGATTATGGCTAGAGAGGCTTCTAGGTTGGGGTTAACACAAGAGGCTTTAACTGCTGCTGCACAGGTTAAGCAGGCTGAAGAGGCTAAGGCTAAGACTGAACTAGGAAGAATTAAGACTACGTATGAAATTGGTGAGCTAGCAGCTAGAACACAGAAAGCTATGCGACAAGCTACTGAAGCAATGCAAAGTAAAGCACCTGTGGTTCAGCTTCAAAGAGCAAGACAAGATTTAAGAGATGCTTTACAGAATGCTACAACTGAACTAGAAAAAGAAGAGATTAGGCAGCAAATAACTGAGATTGAGTCAGCCATAACCTTAAAGACTACTAGAGCACCAAAAGAGGAGAAACAAGAATCATTTGGTGTAGATAGGGAAGCTATTTCAAAAGAAAAGTACGGTAAACGCTTTGGTGATTTAACACAACAAGAACAACAGGCTGTTAACAAAAGAGTTTTAGATGAGTCTAAGATGAGGCAGCCAAATACTAACATAACTCTAAGCACACCTGAAAATGCGGCTTTGATTGGTAGATTTGAAACATCAATAAAACCAATCTTTGATAAAGTTTCAGCTATTGATAGCTCTGTTACGTTAATTAAAAAAGGAACTCCTTTCAGTGAGGCTGCTTTACGTCAAGAAATTAGTTCTATCTTCGGTGATGCTAACAAAGCTAAGACTGAGATCGAAGCATTAGCTAACACAGGTTCACTTGATCAACGTATTGCTAACAGAATCACACAGTTTATCAATGGTAAAGATACAAAGGTTACCAACGAAGACAGATTAGCTGTATTACTAGCTCTTCGTGAAAAAGAAAAAGCACAGTATGAACGCAGAAGAGCACCTTATGTAAGTGCTGCAAAAGCATCTAATGTAAATGCTACAGATATTTTTCCTAGCTTTGAAGCAGCCTTTGGTACACCTCCTGGAGTTTCTCCTGGTGGGGCAATAACAGGTACAACCTCAACTGGTACAGAATATCGAGTTGTTAAAAGGGGTAACTAATGGCTACTGAGTTTGAATACACAATTAGAGGTCAACAGGTAATAACTAAAAAACAATTAACTGATGCTGAGATTGATGAGATTGCTGCTTCTTTACCTAAAACTGGTGGAGTAACCCCTAAAGAACTATCTAGAGTATTCCAGCGTAATCGTCCGCAGGATACAGGAGCATCTACAACTGACTATCTAGTTGATGTAACTAAGAGAGCAGTGGCTAACGTTGTTCCACAGATTATGAGAGCTGTAGGAGGTATGGAAGCTCCTATGCAAATGCCTTCTACACAGCCTGCTTTGACACAACAGATAGAACAACAGGTTATTCAGCCTGTACAGCAACGATCACAACAAGCACTAGGTTACCAGCAGATACCACCACCAGATACTGGTAGTCGATTGATTGGTGCTGGTATTGAATCGGCACTAGATCCTGTTAGTATTGCTTCTGGTCCTGGTGGTATTGTTCGTAGAGTACTGGGTGGTTTTATACCTGGGGTTACCGCTGAGTTCGGTGGTCAAGTTGGTCAAAATGTTGCTGGTGACACAGGACAAGTTATTGGTGCTTTAGCTGGTGGTATAAGTGGTGGTGTTGCTCAAGGAACTATACCAAGGGCTACAGCAATGGCTAGTCAGGCTAAACCTCTGATGCAGCGTATGCGTGGTACTGTCCCTGAAGAAGAAGTTCTACGTCAAGCTGACAACACTGTGACTTCCATCTTCCAAGCAGCAGCACAGGCAGATCCTAAGTTTGCAGAGGCTTTAGCTAAGTCACAGCAGATCAGTGCTACTACAGGTGTGCAACTACCAGCATCAGCAATGCTGAATAATAATCCTGTACTAGGTGATTTGATTAGAAACTTATCAAGTAGAGATCCTGCTTTCCGTAATCTGTACGGTTCACAGTTTGAACAAGCAATGGATGCCTTGTCAGGAAGAGCTACCAGATTGTTCGGTGATCCTACACAGGCTAACTTTATTCTTCAGCAAACACTAAAGAACATACCTTTAGATAAGATACAACAACGTAGACTTGACGCTATTAACCAACAAATAGCTAAGTCTTCTACCTTTAAAGTTGAAGATCCAGAGGCTCTTGGTACTCGTGTTGCAAAGTTAGTTGAAAAACAGGAAAAAGAAGCTAGAAAACTTACACAACCTTTCTACAAAGCTGCTTTTGATTATGCTGAACAGAATAACATCAACCTACCAGCAACAGGTGTTGAGGATATCTATAGATTTGTAAACGATACAAGAGCTTCTGATAAGTTTTTCTCTTTTCCTTCTATATGGAATAAAATAACAAAACCACCGTCAGAGAGAAACCCAGGTGGTTTCGGTCCAGTTAAAGACGAAGCAGGTAATTTAGTCTTTAAGGATGCTTCCATAGCTGATATAGACTCTTTAAAAAGAGAAATTAACTTACAGATTAGAAAAACAAAAGATGATCCAGCATCACAAAGATTGTTGTCATCTCTTAAAAACTCATTTGAAGACACTATCTCTAATGTATCAGAAGACTTTAGTCGTCTCTACAAAGCAGCAGACGCTGCTTACTTAGAACGTGTCGGTTTACCTTTTAATCAAGAGGCTATTAAACAGATTGATAGGGCTAAGTTCAATGAGTCTGTTCTTCCTGTCATCACTAAAAACAAATCGGCATTGTCTCAGTTTGTTGATGCTACTGGTGAAGAAGGAAGAGACCTAGCTATGAAGGCTTTTCTGGCGGACTTTGACCGTGTTGCTGTTAAAGACGGTGTCATTGATCCTAAAGTAGCTCGTAAGTGGCTGAAAGAAAACTCCGGTGAATTAGTTGTTCTTGGTGATAAAGCTGATGTTATCCGTAGAGCAGTTACTGATGTTACTGAACTGAATGCACAGAAGGTAAGAATCAATAATGCCTTTACAGAAGCTAGGAAAGGTAATCTACTTCAATTAGAAGGTAAGACTGCTCAGGACATCGTCAACAACCTGTACAGTAACCCAGCTAATGTAGATCGTTTCTTACGTACTCATGGTAGTAACATCGATACCTTGAATGCTGTTAGATCGTTTATGTTAGATGATATTCTGTCAGCACAAAACCCTGTAGAGGCTTTAGCAGATCGAACACGTAAGGCTACTTACGATAAAGTCTTTGGACCTACTTACGCTAAGAATATAGAGAATCTTGCTGAAGCCGCTCGTAGATTATCTGAGAATCCTGCTAATGTAAAGTTTAATGTAAAAGAAGTACCGACAACACCTGTTGAAAAAGCTTTAGGAGTACCTCCAGAAGAGGTTATCTCTAAGTTACGCAACCCTATAGCAAGTACTACATGGGCTGTGTCATCTATCTTGTCTAAGTTCTGGGCAAAGCAGACAGCAGCAGCCACTGACGAGAAGCTAAAGGCTTTATTGTTAGATCCTAAAGCAACTAGGGTATTGTCTGAAGCACTGACACCTAAAGCTGATGGTACATTAGATCTTACAGCAGCTAAGAAGCTTGTAGACTTAGGTAAGAAAGCTGGTATTGATTGGACTACGATGGTTATCGATGACGCTGCTAGAGGTGCTGCTAGAGCTATTCCAGCTATCCAGGCTGGTATGCCAGAGGAGATGCAGTAATGTTTGAACTCATTGGTGCTCTTATCGGTGGTGTATTCAGGTTAGCCCCTGAAGTACTGAAGATCTTAGACCGTAAGTTTGAAAGAGAGCATGAGCTAAAGAAGTTAGACGTTGAAGTCTCTATTGCTAAGATGCAAGCAGAGTTTGCTCTACAACAGGGACATCAGCGTCTACAAGAGCATGAATTAGATGCTATCGGTGAAGCATTCAAACAACAAGCAGAGTCTGATGGTAAAGCTTGGAAGTGGGTAGCATCGCTGTCAGCACTGGTTAGGCCAGCAGTGACCTACTGGTTTGTTTTCTTTTACTCAGCAGTAAAGATTGCAGGACTTTACTTAGCTTTCTTACAAGACGGTAGTTGGACTTCTGTACTCGTTACAGGCTGGACTGATTTCGATGAGGGAATGCTTGCTATGATACTTACGTTCTGGTTTATCGGGAGGGTTTGGGAGTCATCGAAAAAATGATAGACAATGCAAAGAAAGCAGAACAAGATAGAAAGTATAGGGAAAAGAATAAGGAAGCGTTGAAAGAACGTAAAAAACTTTACTACTTAGCTAACAGAGAAAAGATACGTGAAAAAGGTAGGTTGGACTACGAAAAAAATAAAGATGCTTACAAAGAAAGAGCTAAAAAATGGAAAGATCAGAATGTTGCGTTACATAACGCTAGGTGTATGGATAGATATGTTAAGAAATTAAAAGCAAGGCCTTCCTGGTTAACTATGATTCAATTAGTACAAATTCAAGAGTTCTACGAAATAGCTAAAGCACGTTCTTATCAGACTGGTATTGTTCATCATGTAGATCATATTGTCCCACTACAAGGTAAGAACGTATCTGGTTTACATGTTCCTTGGAATCTACAAATTTTAACCGCATCTGAGAATTGTAGCAAAAGTAACAATGTCTATTAAAGAAGTAATCTCAATCGCTGAACCATTGATTAAGAGATTTGAAGGGTGGAGAAGTAAACCTTATCTCTGTAGTGCTAACGTACCCACCATAGGTTGGGGATCTACGATGTACGAGAATGGAGATAAGGTTACCTTAGATGATCCTGAGATCACAAAAGAAAGAGGACAAGCCTTATTTGAACTTGATGCAGAGAGGTTCCTACTTCAAGTCTATAAAGCCTGTCCAGTGTTGACGAAACACGATAATAAAGCTGCTGCGATCCTTAGTTGGACTTATAATCTAGGACCAGCTAGGTTGAGGTCATCCACGATGCGAACAAGAATAAACCAAGAACGATGGGAGGAAGCTGCTCAAGAACTAAAGCGTTGGAATCTTGCAGCAGGTAAAGTAACCAGAGGTCTTGTTCTTCGTCGTGAAGCAGAGGCGACATTATTCCTCCTTAGCCCATCCAACAACAAAGCTAAAGATAGCGATGTTGATGAAGACAAAGAACCCTTCCAGAAGAACCTCAGATCCGTCCTCATCAGCTACGACAAAATCATCAGAGTAACAAATCCCTAACATAAACCCTGATAGAAAAGACCAACCCCATATATTCGGCATAGTTTTCCTTAGTGACCTTTATAGACCCCTTTGCAGGGGTCTTTTTTTATCTAGATCTGTTTTAAAAACTTAACAAGCTTTTCTAATTCATCAATAGTAGCGTTGTTCTTCAACAAATTTGCTCTTTTAGATATGATCTGGACATTTCCTTTTACATATCCTTTTGATGAATCAATCCTATCAAGCGATGGTGCATAGTCTGTATTCGGTATTAGAGGAACACCAAAAACAGGGCAGACTTCTGGTATAAAAATATCTTCCTCGTCTATAGAAAACTCTCTTCCTTTTAACACAGCCCTTGATTTAGACCTAGAAAGAATTTTGTCAACGTACTTAGTGTTTATCCAATTCTTCTTAGAAAGAGGTTTTCTACAATCTTTACATACTGTGTTTAATCCTCCACGACACTTGCTATGTTTATGGAATTTGGTTTTATCCTTCCAAATTAAACAAGACTTACAAACCCTACCTTGAGTAGGGTCTTTGCTTATTTCGTTATCCATTATAGATCACAGACACCGGAAACACAGGCAAGCTGCTGTGCACCTTCAACGTTATCATCATTCTCTTTAAGCATATCCCAGTTGATGTCTGTAGGCATCTTAGCTAACAAGGCTTCATATTTTTCCTTGCTGCATGTCTCATAAGGAGCCTGCCTATACGTACCTCCATCCATTGGAAGGAATGATACACCAGTGCAGATATCAAAGTTGTCATACACCCAAGCACCTACAGTAGGCCATTCATTCTCGTTAACTGAGATAGTTACTGAAGGCTTATGTTCGCACCAGTGAAGCTGATACACACGCCATAACTTAAGATGAGATATAGCATCAACATCATCCCTGGTGATAGCACCTTCAGGAGCCTTCATAGGAAATGAGAACACAGTAGTGCTATCTGGTCTCATCACACAAGGTTCACTAGGAATACCTTGTTCAGTCATAAATGCCGTGAGAGGATCTTTTTTATCTGATCGTACACGCCTAATGTAATACTGGGCATGTTGAGGATGAATGCCAGAAGCAGTGCCACAAAGCTGAGACACAGTACCAGAAGGCTTGACGCAAGTGATAG